CAGAAGCACAAAAGAAAATTATTGCAGCCAAAAACGCAAGAAAGGCGGCACTCTAAATGGAACAAAGAACAGATGATTGGTTTGCCGCAAGAATTGGAAAAGTCACAGCCAGCCGAGTTGCCGATGTGGTTGCAAAGACAAAATCGGGCTACTCAGCGAGTCGTGATAACTACATGGCGCAATTGGTCTGCGAACGGCTTACTGGCAAGCCAGCAGAGTCATTCAGCAACGCAGCTATGCAATGGGGTACAGAAACAGAACCACTAGCAAGGGCAGCGTATGAAGCAAAAATTGACGTTTTGGTTGATGAAGTTGGGTTCATCGATCACCCAAGTATTGTCAATAGCGGCGCTTCTCCTGATGGACTTGTGGGTGCTGACGGACTTATTGAAATAAAGTGTCCCAACACAGCAACGCACATTGATACGTTACTCAGCCAAACAGTACCTAAAAAGTATGCAGATCAAATTTTCTGGCAGATGGCTTGCACTAATCGTGATTGGTGTGACTTTGTATCTTACGACCCACGCCTCCCTCCAGACCTTCAAATTTTTGTTATGCGTATTTATCGAAGTAATGAATACATTAAGATTTTAGAAACCGAAGTAATCAATTTTTTAGAAGAAACGGCTCACAAAGTAGCCCAATTACTTAACTTGAAAGCATGAAATGAGCAGAACCATTAAAGAAATTACCATTGTTAGCGGCAAATACACCAACAAAGATGGTCAAGAAAAGTCACGCTATCAGCGCATCGGCTCTATGATTGAAACCAAAAATGGCCCAATGCTCAAAATTGACAGCATCCCAGTATTGGAAGGCGGCTGGTCTGGTTGGGCTTACTTGAACGACCCTAAACCCCAAGAAGGCTATGCTAAAAAGCCAAGCCACAATGATTCGTTTGATAGTGACGTACCCTTTTAAGGAGCAGCCATGTTGCCATTGTTAATTTGGGCTATTGAAGAAGTTGTAGAGGATGTTGCCGAGCATGAGATTAAATCTTTAGCTGGCGACTTAAAAGACAAGATTCTGAAATCAGCAGGCTTAGATCAAGCTGAAGTGTTGGCAGATGAAGAAGCTCAAAAACTGATGCAATCTTTCAACATCTCAGACATTAGTCAAATCCGAGCGATTGAAGCAAACATTATTGCCAAGATAAACGATAACCTAAGCAAATAAAAAAAAGGGAACTGTTACGTTCCCTAAAGTCGCTCAAATTAGCAACTGCGATATAGAATTCTACTGCCAATAGGTTAAGCAGACAATCCAGGATGGTGGACTTAGGGAGTTTTTCTGCTTTCTGCCCTAACTTGTTGAACGCCCAAATGGACTATTGGCAATGACTTGGTTAAAATTCAGATGCTGGCATTGCTATGAGCGTTTAAGGGGTTTGCTCGATTTCCTCTTGGGGTCGTTTTTTTCAATGCCAGCACCTTGACTAAATTCCCCATTTTGTGATAATTGAGCCTGTTAGCTAACATTTATCTTAGGAGCATCCAATGCGTGAACTTCCAATCGAATCGAAAAAAGAACGTGAAATGAAGGGCAAATCTGGCCTGAAAGATCAAGGCCATTTGCAAAATGCCGCTGATTACGTTCATGGTTGCCGCATTGGTGACCGTAACCACTTTGAACCGCCAGAAGGCCCTGTGAAAGAGCCTACCCTGACCAACGGCATCCCCATGCTGCCCCAAAGCAACATTAGCTCTGGTCGTAAATAATGGCTACCAAAGCTCCCATGAAGCCTGCCAAAAAGGTAGAAGTAATCTCTATGCCTGTAAGGGACATGGACGAAGAAAAGAAGTGGCGGGCTGAGGCAGACTTGCGGACTTTGAAAGAAGCTCGTGAGATTGAATCCAATCGTTCACGCATGGCTGCGGCCAAGCGTTGTGCTGACGAGCAAATGAAAGCTCTGTCAAAAATTAAGACAATGAGGAAATAATCATGGCATATCTTGGCGTAGCAGTAAGCGACCCAGTTTTTGATACCGTGTTTGCTAACCAGCAAATCGGTTACTCCCTGGCTGCTGAAAGCACTGCAACTCAACTCACTAGCAAGGCAACTGCTGTTACTTGCAATTTCTCTAATGGTCAAATTACCATGAACAACGCTGCACTGGCTGCTGGCGCTGTGGTGACTTTTACCTTGAATAACAGCTTGATTAGCCCTCGTGACGTGCTGATCGTTAACGTTTCTGGCGGTGCTGCTACTGCTGGTACTTACGTTGCGTTCATTTCGGTTATGGGTAACGGTTCGGCTACGATTGGTTTGCAAAACATCTCTGGCGGCTCGCTGTCTGAAGCTGTTAAGTTGAACTACGCAATCCTTCACGGTCAATAATCATGCCTTTGAAAAAATCGACAAGCAAAAAGGCGTTTTCTGAGAATGTGAAAGCCGAACTGAAAGCAGGGAAACCTTTAAAGCAATCAGTCGCTATCGCATACTCGGAAAAACGTGAAGCTGAAAAAAAATCCCCTAAATCGAAAGCAAAAAAATGAGCATCAAAATCGTTCTTGAGCATACTATCGAAGAAGTAGAACACTTGTTCAAAGCATTGGAAAGCCATGCAAAGGCCCACAATGCGTTAATGGCAAGCGTTAAGCAACAAGCTGAAGCCCAATTGGGTACTGCTGCTCCTGCGCCTGCTGTTGAGCCTACTGAGCCGCCTCCCGCAGCTTAATTGATTTATTGCTGTGGAAATAGTCCTCAGAAGCGTAGAGGATTTAATTCCTTACGTTAATAATTCGAGAAAACACTCTGACGAACAAGTTGCCCAGATAGCGGCAAGCATTAAAGAGTTCGGTTGGACTAACCCTATCTTGGTGGATGGGGACAAAGGCATCATTGCCGGACATGGGCGGCTAATGGCTGCTCGCAATCTGAAAATGAAGGAAGTGCCAACTATTGAGTTGAACCACCTGAACGACACTCAGCGTAAAGCTCTAATCATTGCCGACAACAAGCTGGCGCTGAACGCCGATTGGGACAATGAATTGCTGACCATTGAGCTTAATGAGCTATTGGCTGATGGGTTTGCTTTAGATTTGCTTGGTTTTAGTGTGGATGAAATTCAAGCCTTGCTTGAGCCGGAAGTGGTGGAAGGGCTGACAGATGAGGATGCCGTTCCAGAAGTGCCGGAAGAGCCTAAAACACGGCTTGGCGACATATACCAGCTAGGCAACCATCGATTGATGTGCGGGGATTCCACAAGCATTGACGCTGTGGATAAGCTGATGCCCGAAACAGCTAACATGATTTTTACAGATCCACCTTATTTAATGAACTTCACTGGTGGAATCCATGCGGACGGCAGCAAATCATTTAATGCTAAACACGGCGGCATTAAAAACGACAAAATGTCGGAACAAGATGGCAACGACTTTTTAGATGCAATTAACAGCGTAATTACAGCTAAAGTTGATGGTGCTTTTTACATTACCTTTTATCGTTTGGGTATTGATAAATACTTTGCTAGTATGGATAGAACAGGTCTTAAATGCCGTTCTTTGGTAATTTGGGATAAGGGCAATCACACACTAAGCAATAGTGATTACATGAGTATGTATGAACCTATGTTTTATGGCTGGGTTAACAATCATAAGTTTTATGGTGGTAAAAATGGTATGGATATTTGGCGTATCAAAAGAACAGCCAAAAATGATTTACATCCCACTATGAAACCTGTTGAATTAGTTGAAAAAGCAGTGTTGGACGGTAGCGCAATTAACGGTATTGTGTTGGATTTGTTTGGTGGTAGTGGTAGCACTATGATTGCCTGTGAAAAGCAAAATCGCCATGCTAGGCTTATGGAGTTAGACCCTAAATACTGCGATGTCATAGTAAAGCGTTGGGAAGATTTCACAGGTAAAAAAGCGGAATTGCTAAGTGCTTGATTTATTTAAGTTTTCTTGTAAACTCAGCTCAACACTTCCAGAATATAAAAATGCTTGAACATCAACCTACCGAAAAGACCAAAGCAACGGTGCAACAGTCATCGGGGTTAGGCTTACCTCAAGAACAGATTGCTGCATTGATTGGTATATCGCCTAAGACGCTCACAAAGCATTACCCGATTGAGTTGGCTCTTGGTAAGGCAATGGCATCAGCTCAAGTTGCCAAGTCGCTTTTTAACAAAGCAACGCAAGGCGACACGACTGCTGCAATTTGGTGGACTAAGACACAAATGGGATGGTCTGAAAAGACGCAACATGAAATCACTGGCGCTAATGCAGGCCCTCTTGTTATTAGTTTGAATAACTTAGACGAATCAGCGTGAAGCTCCATGCAAAACAAATCGAGGCTCAAAAGCTACTGAGCAGCGATGTTACCTATGCCATGCTATTTGGCGGGTCAAGATCAGGTAAGACATTTCTACTGGTACGCCAGATCATCTTGAGGGCATTAAAGGCTCCAGGCTCACGGCATACCATTCTGCGCTTCAGGTTTAACCATGTGGTGAACTCAATTGTTTACGATACCTTTCCCAAGGTGATGAAGCTGGCCTTCCCTGGTGTGGAATACAAGTTGGACAAAACGCACTGGTATGTCAAGTTTCAGAATGAATCTGAGATTTGGTTTGGCGGCTTGGATGATAAAGACCGCACTGAAAAGATTTTGGGCATGGAGTTCGCTACTATTTACTTGAACGAATCCAGCCAGATTTCATGGGGGCCAGTTGGGATTGCCATGACTCGTTTAGCTCAAAAGGTTAATCAAGTTATTGAGGGCAAAGAGCCTACATTGCTCAAGCCTCGGATGTATTTTGACTGTAACCCACCAAATAAAAACCACTGGACATATCAGCTATTCATTCTCAGGCGTGACCCAGACACAAAGATTAACTTGGCTAATCCTGAGAATTACGGCTATTTTCAGATTAACCCGAGGGACAATCAGGAAAACTTATCGGACGGTTATCTTGACACATTAGAGAACTTGAGCGCAAGATTGCGTAGACGGTTCTTGGAAGGCGAATTTACAGACGCTAACCCTAACCAGCTATTCCCTGATGAGGCTATTGATAGATGGAGGGCTGACAATGGTGACCTGCCTGATTTTGTTCGTGTTGTTGTTGGTGTTGACCCTTCTGGAGCAGGGGATAGCGATAACGCTGATAACGATGCAATTGGTATCGTGGTTGGCGCTCTTGGCGTTGACGGTAACGCTTATTTATTAGAAGACTGCACTGTAAAGGCTGGCCCTGCAACGTGGGGCAATGTCGCTGTGTCAGCTTATGACCGACATAAAGCTGATGTGCTGGTCGCTGAAACCAATTATGGCGGTGCAATGGTTGAAGGCGTTATTCAGGCTTCACGGTCTAAAACAAACTTTAAAGCTGTTTCGGCAAGCCGTGGCAAAGTAATTCGGGCTGAACCGTTTGCATCTTTATACGAGGCAGGTAAAATTAGACACGCAGGTCGATTTGTTGAACTTGAAGACGAATTAAGCGGATTTTCTACGATTGGATTCACTGGAAGTCGCTCTCCGAACCGAGCAGACGCTTGGATTTGGGTTTTAACTGAGCTTTTTCCTGGAATGTTGCGTCAAAAAGTAGAAAAAAAGAAGTTAGAGACAAAACGACCCCAAAACTGGAATAACTCCCGAGCAGGGTATTGGATGTAAATATGGCTGATAAAGATTCTGACGTAGTAGCAAGAGCGCAACGCAACTTTAAGGCTTGCCTGGATTGGGAGCAGGACACTAAGCAGCGTTTTCGTGAGGACATTCGCTTCTTATACGCTGATTCAGACAACCAAGATCAATGGGAGCCAGCGGTAAAAGCTCGTAGACGGTTGAATACTCAGCCGATGATTACGATCAATAAGACGCATACACACTGGCTGCACGTTGTCAATCAATTGAAGGCCAACAAGCCAAGCGTAACCATCCACCCGACAGGCAACGAGGCAACTTATGAAGCCGCTGAAGTCTTTGAGGGCATTGTTAGGCATATTGAATACATCTCAAACGCTAAAGTCGCTTACGACATTGCTGCTGAAACTCAGGTTGGCGGCGGTATTGGCTACTGGACTGTTTCGACCGCTTATGCCAATGACGAATCATTCGATCAGGAAATCTTTATTAAAGAAGTGCCTGACCCAATGAGCGTTTACCTTGACCCGCATATCAAGAAGCGTGATGGGTCTGATGCTAAGTTTGGCTTTATCTATGAGGATATGCCTCTGGAAGAATTCAAGCAACGCTTCCCCAATACGTTGATTCCTATGGTTAGCCCTCAAGGTAATCAATCTTGGGTGACTAAGGATGTTGTACGGCTCGCTACCTATTACGAGCTGGAGATGAAGAAAGAATGGCTCTATGCCCTGACTGATGCCGATGGAGGCACTAAGTTTGTCAAGCAGTCAGACATGAGCAAGGAAGAAGTCAAGATGCTCAATGAAGCTATCCGCATGGGTGCTGACATTGATCGCCGCCGTATTGACAAGCGTGTTATCTATAAATACCTGATTGGCGGCAATGAAGTGCTTGAGAAAGGTGTTTGGGCTGGCAAATATATTCCTATTGTGCGTGTCCCAGGCGAGGAAGTTGTCATTGAAGGCAAGTTAGACCGTAAGGGTCTTGTGCGCTACATGAAGGACGCTCAACGAGCCTACAACTACAATGCCTCTGCTGCTTTGGAATACGGTGCACTCCAATCTAAGTCACCTTACCTTGCCCCTGTGGAGGCTATTGAGGGCTTAGAAAACTATTGGGCAACGGCTAACACCGAGAATCACGCCTATCTGCCTTACAACCATGCGGATGAATCGGGCAATCCTGTGCCAGCGCCAGCTAGAGCGCCTGCTCCTATGTCG